TCAACATCAGTAGGATTAGGAAGTCCCACAAACGAATAGAAAGAGTTGCTAGTGGATGCTACACTAGCAACAAAATCCTTTGCGTTTAAAATACGAAGTTGATCAGTTATAATCGCAGCCATTTTTGCGTAGTTTTTTACTTATTTATCAGTTATGTTGTAGAGAATCCTCTAAGTTTGAGAGGTTGAACTCTGCTTACAACACCGCCGGTTGTGATACCAGATGTGCCTTTGAGAGTGTATGCGTCAAATGCTGCCGCATTTGTTCTACCACCAAGTGTAATTTTACCCCAAGAGAACTCACCGTAGAACTCTGTAAGTCCAATTCCAGTGATATCACCGAGATCTTCAACACTTACTGTCACTCTCTTAACGTAAGTGATGCCTACACCAGCGACAGCAGTTGTGGCAACAGAGACTGCTGCAACTTCATAGACTGCATCAAGGAATTGAGTTGTAACGCCTAAAGTTTCACCAGTTTGGTAAAGTGAAGTGACGCCACTTCCAACATTGCTGTTCTTGACAGTAAAGTAATCGCCAACTGAAATATCACTTAAAGTTACTGCAGCGCCAACAACTTTGGTGTCGCGTAAGAAGGAATCGATTGGAATAAAGAAATTCATTACAAATCCAGTTGAGGCAACACCAACTGATGTTGATGTTAATCCGACAATATCACCAAAGTCACCCTCATAGAGTGTGGTTCTATTTGTTTCTTTGGTTGCCTTAGGAGCTTCAATCAGAACCTGAGGGACGGATGTTCTGGTATATCCGACTCCGGGTGTAGAAACAGTAATTGCTGATACAGCATCACCAGTTAAGGTTGCAGTAGCAGTCGCTCTAGCAGTTGTGCCAAGTCCTACAGGTGTTTCAATGGTGACGGAGGGAGCAGATGTATAACCTGTGCCACCGTAACCAATTGTGATTGATTCAACGGTATTTGCGATAGAAACAACTGCGGTTGCCGCTGCAGCTACAAGATTATTTTGTGAGACAATATTTACAGTCTGTTGATTCTTGGCAGTTTGATTCTCATCATCAGGATTGAAGAATGGAATGACACTTTCAACAAAGAGTTGTGTAGATCCAACACCAACTGATTGAATCAGATTAGTTCTGGGGTTGATAAGTGCTGCGTTCAGTTCTCTTGCTTTACTAACGATCTTGCCGTTGATAACTTTGTCAACAGTCTGCTTACACCAGGTTGCTGTGCGAGCATGATCAGGATTAGAATCAATACCTCTTCCATAATATGGGTTCGTTTCTACCGTGTCGGTAGAGAGAACTTCAGTAATCAACCTTGAATTTTGATCAATAGAATTAGCAACTAGATCTTCATCACCTCTGATAGTAAGTAAGTCACCATCTTTAATAGTTTCGAGAACATCACGGAAGGTAACATCAACATCACCACTGCCTTTGTAGAATAGAATCTTACACGTATCACCTGCGAATGCACCATCGTCAGAGCGTCCTTTAGGAGGTTCGCTGAAGTTAATTACGCTTCCTCCTGTAAATTCATACGCCTCTCCAGGAACCTGAAGAATGTCATTAATAAAGATTAATAATGTAGACTGAACATCAATATTAGATCCTGCTCTTGCTCTAACTGTAACAGGAGCTCCATTTCTCTTAAGAGTAAATGCTCTTGTAATACCATCAAATTCGGTATTAATATTGTCCAATCTCTCCAGTTCACCAAAGTGCCAAGCAGAGAACTTATCAGAATCAACAGCATCAACTGTGATTTGGAACTCTTCAAAGGTGAAGTTTGTGTCTGTAGGAATACCAGTTGCTCCACCAGTTGCAACAGTAAGAATCTGTTTTGCTCCATAAGCGTATCCAAAGTTTTTAATTTCAAAATCAATAACGCTAGATCCTTGCCCAACAACAATATCGATTGTTGCTTCAGTTCCGCCTACACCTGGTGATTCAGAAGAGTAAACCAGGGGAATGTTAGAGTAAGACAGAGGAGCATCGAATACCACCAGAGGTTCAGATCCAACTAGATATCCGGATCCCGGATTAGTTATTGCAACACTTACGATATGTCCATTGCTGACGGCGGCAGTGCCAATAAATTCAATACCAGTTCTACCGGTAGACGACGTGTAGACTCCAACGTTTACAGTCTGTGATCCTTGTCTATAACCAGATCCAGTTCTACCGATTGCAATTGATGTGATTGTTCCAGCAGTTGAAACAACTGCTGTGCCACCTGCAGATACCAATGGTTGATATCCTAGTCCACTAGTTGAACCAACCGAAACAATAAGTCCACCAACAGGAATGTTTGCATTATTAGGATCATAAGCAATTGATGTCGCAGTTCCAGCAAATGTAATACTACTGATACCACTACCTTCATTTAAAGAATAATCTTGATCAACGCTTAACTGTCCAGTAGGCCCTTGGAATATGCCGTTGATAAGAACTGCGGCATTATTAGTGGAGAATCCAACTACATTTTCGTTCTCTGACTTCAATGTAAATGTCTTTGTTTGAGCGTCAAATTGATCAGCAATACTGTCAAAGACGTAGTTAGTATCATATGCATCAGAGGTGCTACCAGTTTCCTGAGATCTAAGGAAAGCTCTTCCCTGGAACTTAGAGTGAGTTGTGATACCAGTCCAGTCTCTCTCATCAGGAGGATTTGTAATTGAACCAATTGGAACAGGGCCTCGTGGTGCGGTGTAGAAGTTGATATGATTATCAACAATATTGTACGCACCATCAACTTTGGTAACTGCAACACCAACAGGGTGAGTTGTAATTCCAGTTCCCATCCAACCACGATCAACTAAAATACCATTGGTTGTTCCAAATCCAACAGTATTAATCTTCATGATCTCTGCTTCAACCTGAATAAGATCAGCAGAGAAGAATGATGTAACGCCGATTGTCTCGATTATAGAATCACCAAGGGAAATTTCTTTATCTACAGATGTAGTAACGGCAGTAGATACAATTGGATTCTGAATGTAATTATCAATAGCAACAATACATTTTGTATTTGCTTTGATTGATTTAAAAGTATGGAATGTTCCAAAACCAACTCCAGTTATTCCAATTGCAACAGGTGTGCTTGCAAGTGCATTTTCAGCAGAGGAAGCAAGTCTTACTGTTGCATCATTATCCTTAATAATGTAAACATTTGCATTAGTTGGTAACAGAGATGTTGTACCAATTCCAGTAAAGGAGGTGGGTTCGATTGCTACACGAACGTGAGTGTCAATACCAACAGAATAATTAACCGGTTCACCACTTACAAAGAAGTGATCTGGCATTGTAATAGTGTTATTAGTGGTATTGACAATTGAAGAATCGTGTCCATCAAAATTTCTGAGGAAGATGGGTTGCCCCTTATGATTTAATCCAAATGCTCTCTTAACATCCTTAGCAGTTCCCTCATAGAAACCAAAACCAGCAGTGATGGAAGCATTGTTAAGATCAATTTCATTATCAAGAGTGTTGTCTACATCAACCAACTGAACTGCATGTTGATAGACACGAATTTGAGTATCTACGCTAGCAGGAGGAGTATACTGAAGATGTGTCTCAGTTGCTGTCATCAGAGCACCTATAGTGCCAATACCACTTCCTGTTGTTAGAGTTCCATATTCTGTGATGTAAGACTCAGAGTTATCATTAAGAACAATGACTTCAGAGAGTTGATATTGATCATTGGTTGTATCTTCAATACTTACAATATAATAAGATGCTTGATAATCATTTGCACCTCCACAAGTGTAAGTAGCGATAGTATGAATACCAGGAGAGGAAGTAGATCCAATGGAGGTATAGAAGGACTGTATTGAACCAATGTTTTCTGTTCCTGATCCGATGACTGTAGATCCAACACCAACAGATTCAGTGCTGGACATTGATACCCGGATGGTGTTAGCAGTAAGTGCTAATCCAGCAGTAGGTGTGAAATCAACGTTTACAGTACCAGAAGACATACTGGCAGAATACGTTCCAAAATCTATTGCTGTTATCCCTGTGTTTACTCTATTATATTCAAGAAGATCAACAGTGGTTCCATCATGAATAACATTTAATTCATCACTTCCAAATCTACCGTCATTAGTTGTAAACTCAACTAAAATCTTAGAAGATCTATAAGTAGAAGCAATTCCTACAATTGTTGTAGTAGAAGCTGCAGGAACGTCAACTTGTGTAGAGGTTATATCACAAATCTCTCCTAATTCAAATGTTCCTATACCGGAAACACTATTATCAATATCAAAACTCATCAAAGAAATATTGTAATCATTGGACTCAAACTTGGTTGGGAAGAAGAGAAGTTGCCCCTCAGTGCCAGAAATACTAAAATCAAAAGTTCCAAGATCTAATACGCTATCAACTCTTCCATAATTAACAACCGAAGCATTACCTCCATCATGAATAATAGATACGAATGAAGCTTGTCTTTCACCAGTAAAGAGTTTATCTCTTACAAATGTGAAAATCTTTTTATATTTTTGATCGACAGGAAACTTCTTAACGATGCTGAATCTTGTAGGACGCGGTTCACTATTAAAAGATGTGCTAAAATCATCAATCGTAAGAACTCTATTTCCTACTGATTCAAAGAAATCAGTCAGAACTCTGCCTTCCAGGAAAATTCTATCTGAATAAATTGTTCCAGAAGCAGTCTTTGAGTTCTCAGTTACAAGATCAAAATCATGATAGCAATTTAAACTGATTCCTCCACCAAAATCTCCACTACCATAAGTTGTAGAGGGAAGAATATCAACAGTCAGTGATATTGTAGATGCCTCGTCTGTAAATACTCCAGAAAGTCCCTGTCTATCGTCAGATGACTCAATAATTAAATCACTAAACTTGAGGAAACCTGCTGTATGATTTAAAGAACTTACTGCATCATCCCAATCTTGTAGAGGAATCTTAGACTTGATAGCGTATGAGAAGTTTTGATAATAGAAGTTATCAGGAATTCTCTGCTGATTATCATTGAAGAATCCAGTAGTCTTGTTCCATCCTTTTTCAACAACCGAAGAGGATTCAGTTTCAACTTCAGAGTTATAATCGATTTTTGACTTTACTGTTCCTTTAGTTCCTGATGTTTGCCCCTCGACTAAATCACCAACTTTAAAATCTCTTGACGTAGAAACTTTAAGAAGTTCAATTCTATTGTTCCAACTATCAACCTTACCAACACCACTGTCTGATACAACTGGCTCACCAATCAAGAAATTATTTTTTCTTAACTTAATATCAAATTGAGGGAAAGAATTTTGATTTATGATTCTTCCTGCCGAATTACTAGAATCAAAATTACCTGCATAGAGATTGTTATCAATAATACCAGACAGACTAAAGGTAACAACACCTACACTGCCTCCGAGAGGAATATTGACATCTGTAAGTGTAAACAGTTGATAATCATAATCTACTGAATTATATCCTACACCAGTTGATCCAACGCCAACACTGACATTTTCAATTAGAACTTTATCACCAACAGCGAAAGGTGATTGATCACTAAATCCAGTGTCAAATCCTACAGTTACATTTTTAGATGACATATCAAAAGTTATGTCATTAATTGCAACTCCATTTGAGTTGCTGATAGGAATAATACTTGGAGTTACATTTGTAAGTCCGCTTGTATTTTTTCTAATAGTAACTTTGGTATCTCCAAGTCTATAGAAAATATCAACATCTTTATCCTGTTTACCAGTTAATCCGTCAAGTACAACTAAGTTGGGTGCAGTGTTATAGTTTCTTCCAGCAGAACTAATTCCAATCTCTTCAAAAGATGTTAAAGATTCGAGAAGAAGAACCTCTGGTAAATTAGTTGTAGGACGAATGGTGAAATCAGTTGGATAGTTAAATCCAATGTTTTCAATTTTTGTAGATAGAATTTTACCGATTGTATCACTTGATGGTTCAAGAACAGCGCCTGTTCCTGTTACAATTCCTACAATGGTAGATACTCCAACTATCTCTTTATAATTAGAACCTTTGTAGGTAATATCAATGTTTGCTATGCCACCATACGCTGAGGTTGAACCTGTAACATAGGACAATCCAGCGTCAGTAGAATAAGAAGATTTCTCAGGGAGTTTTTCAATATCATATTTAAAGGTGCTTGAAGTCGCTCCTGTTAATTTGAACTCTCCATCATATGCACTACTAACCTTGTCAATCTTATTGAAACCATCTACTTCTGTGTCGATGACAATCTCTTTCTTGACAGATTCAATGAAGTCTGAATTTACAACACTAAATTCATAGAAAAGGTTTTCTGGAACATCTTTACTAACACCTAATGTTAGTTTAGCCGTTGTATCAATACCAACTTTTCCAGTCTTTGTGACTTCAAATTGATTATCTGTAAGAGATCCATCAAATCGATCTGTTAGATTAGAATCTCTGTAGAGATTCATATCAAATGCAGAGTAACGAGTGGATAAATTAACTGAAGATAATGATGAATCACTAAGATCAAATACAACTGTATTTCCTTCAAAAATATTCAATGGAGGATTGACAGGGAGAAGAGTTCCAGATCTTGCTATTGTAATAGATGCAAAATTAGGTTGGAATTTCTCAGACTCATACTTTGAGTTACAAAGTCTTACCTTGTCCTTAGAAAGTTTGAAAACGTAGTAAATTTTCTGATCCTCTAATCCAGAAGGAGCAGGATTTGCGTCAAGAATTACTTTGTCGCCAGTTTCAAATCCATGATTACTGATTTCAATCGAATTTTGACTTGTGCTTACCGCTGCAGTGGTAAATCCGAGTGGATTGAAAACAATTCTTCTATTATGATTATTATACTTAACTGTAACTGTGGTAGAGATACCAGGATTTACAGTCATCTTGACTTTATCGCCAATAGTCAATCCGTGAGTTGATGCTGTTGCAACGGTTACGGTATTCCTAGATACATCAGCATTTACAACATTAGTCTTAACTGTCTTAATACTATGCTTCGTTCCGGCACCTATTCCAGTGAAGGAAAGTAAACCAGAATTCATTGTGGTGTCTGCAATACCGACAAAAGTACCGACAGAACCAATACCAACTTTGAATGTTTGAACACCGATGATGTCATCAGATATTCTTGCAACAAAGAGTGGTGTGCTATCACCAATTGTATAATTTGGGCCAGTAGTAGGATCGGATACAACCTCTATGGATGTTCCGCCACCATTACTATAAAGAACCTCATCACCAGTCTTTAAATTGTGATTCGGTAAGAAGATACCTCTGTTCTCAATAAAGACTTGAGTAATACCCGCACCAGGGTTAGAGAAGAAAATAGTAGATCCAACACCAGTTCCAGTTAATGTTCCTACGCCAACTGATTCTCTTGGATCAAAATAGATTTGTTTGTTGAGTTCAAATTTAACATTAAGTTATGATACCTGTAGCACCTGCAGTTCCAACACCAGTTGCAAGATTAAAGAATCCAGTTGATACACCGATGTTAAATGAACCGTTGATTGAGTTAACAGAAGTATTGAGTCCAGATATTGAAACTAAATTAGTGTTAGTAAAATTATGAGGTGATGGTGAAATCGCTACAAATCTACCAGACGAGTCAATGGGTGCTATTTCAAGTTCAGTTATTGAAGAGGATGCTACGCTAATAGTATTGACTACTTTACCATTAACTTCAGATACTTTCGCTTTAGCGGTTGTAGCACCAGGTAATGATTCAAATACAATTCTATCGCCAACCTGATAACCACTACCTCCAGTAACAATACCAACGCTATCAATAGTTCCTACAGAAGTAGAGGTTATGTCAATTACTTCATCATAAATTTTGTAAGGTTCGGTAACATATTCATATGAAACGTTATCAAACGTTAAACCATATGGAGTGGTGTTTCTTAACCATTTATTTGCAACGATATCATATTCTTCTTGATACGAATCATTCTTAAAATTGAATTGATTTGGTTTAGACTTAAATTTATTTCCAATAAAGTATGGGTATTGAGGTAATTTAAAATTCTCAAAAGGCCCTGAACTTTCAACAGATCCATCGCTTATAGTAGCAAAGTATGCGTATACTCCATTCGGGAAATCGGGAGTTACGCAATATCTTCCATTATGCTCATCAAGATCTCCCTCTCCAGTAAATACAAAATCTTCACAGAAAAATCCTTGCTTCCAAGTGGAGATTGATGGACGATTTGAAAGTGTTGCTAACTTATATCCACTCTTAAGTGCTCTTACAGTTCCACCAGTATTAGTGCTATATCCATAGGGCCCATAAATCGGATTACCGTCATATGCCCATCCAATAATTGGAGAATGGAATTCTGCTGCAGTTTCAGAATTAGATGAATCTAATCTTAAATCAGCAACTCCATACTTAGTACCATCTATATCAGAGATAACTTTTCCAAATACAGATTCTCTGAGTTTTCTTGGAGCGTAGAGATGAGTATACTCAATACCATATTCATCAGAAAGAGCGGTGCTTAAAATACCATCATCTTCGCCAATGATGTTTTGATATTTTTCAAATAAGTTGATAGTCCACTGATTAATCTCTGCATTCAGATTTGCACTAAGTCCACTAGGTTTAATGGTGATAGTTGTAGTATCGGTGTAATCAATTCCAGGATTATCAACGATTACTCTTGTAATTTGTCCACCACTGATAACTGGTGTTAGTTTACCAAAACTACCAGATCCATTGATTATTAAATCTGGAGGTGAATTGTACTCGAAACCGCTGCTAGTAACAAGAACTTGTTCAATCCTACCATTATTAACAATGGGGAGAAGTTCTGCATCTCTTCCACTAAGCAATTTAAATGAAGGTTGCTTATTGAAGTTGATAACTTCACTTGCTCCATAACCTACACCATTATCAGTTAGATGCACTGATTCAACAGATCCTCTGAATACTGGTTGAAGTTTTGCGTTAAAGTCTTGCCCACTAAATGTAGTAACTCCGATTTCTCCAGAGATAACAACAGAGATCGCTGGATAGTTGAATGTATGAGTTCCTGATCCTACAGATTCAATGTTAATATACTGGTTGGTATTATAATAAAATGCCTTGGCAGTTGTTCCCACTCCAACAGACGAAAGTTTGAAAGTGTCATCATCAACTACAGTTACGATATAAGTTTGATCACTGCTTAGTCCAGATGCATTACCAGAGTAAGTTACAGTTTCTCCAGAATTGAAACCGTGATTTGCAATAGTGATTTGATTAAGTGATGTGTTAATTCCAGTAATACCTGACGTTCTTTCTTTATTTTCGTAACCAGAACCAGAAGAAGTTACGATAATGTCCGATACAACACGTTTCTTATCATAAGATTCAAATCTATGAACACCAACTCCGTTTGAAGTTAAGTCTACAGGGTTTGATCCGGTGATAGTATCGCTTGCATTGTTGAACAACTGTATTGTTTTTGAGTCAACTAATTTTACATAATATTGTGCATCAGCAGAGATGCCACCTATTGCTGTCTGTCCATCAGTTTTATAAACTACTCTTTCGGATTCTCTGAATTTATGGAATGTAGTAAATCCAATGGTATCAGATGACAATCCTACTTGTGCGTTATCAGAAGTAGAATAAAAAGAAACTGAATGCGTAACAAATTTAGTGTTAGCATATGCGTCAGCACCTAACCCATTACCGCCGCTAATTGTAATGATGGGTTCAGTGACATAATCGAATCCGGGATCAAGAATTTCAATTCTATCTAAATTGCCCTTTACGTTGACAACTCCAGTTGCACCAACGCCTGTAGAGTCTTGAATTGAAAGAACGGGAGGATTAATGATATCATAACCAGATCCAGGAGCATCAACAGTTAGTTCATTTATCTTTCCAAAATATACACTATCCCCAGATTTGTAGTTTAGAATCTCAACGCCATTAACAAGCATTCCAGTTTTACCTGGTAATGTTGAATATTCGCCTCCATCATTTACTGGAGACTTAAATTCTCTATAAAGTTTTTGGTGTTCAAGATTTTTATTAAAGAAATCATTTACACAGAAATAGTTGTTAGTAACAATTCCAGAGACTGAAACAAAAGTATCATTGTATAGATTGGTGACGCTAGATGCGATTTTGAATTGAGTATCATTAACTCGCTTTACATAAAATACACCAGGATTGATTTCTGGAAATTTGCTTTTTACGATCTGTGCATATTCTGTATCATATGTGTAATCTTCATAATAAACTCTATCACCTGTATGAAAACCATGCTCACGAGTTAAAGAGAATAATTCTCCGCTATATTCTCCATCTAATTTTACTTTTCTATCATAGAAATTAAGTGGAGTATCATGATAAAAAGGAATAGAGGGTGATGCAACTAAAACATCACCATCATAATTTGAATAAACATTTTGAACATTAGCGAAAGATTTCTCAACGTATGAGTAATCATTAAAATTGAGATTAGCGACATCAGGTTTTAATATACCTCTTCTAACACTAAAAGTGGCTCCCTCTAATCTTCCTGCTCTAGAGAATGTAAAAGTATTCGCAGATGTGATATCTAAAACAACACCTTCTTTTTCTACACCATTGGATTGAATGACAATCGCTTTGTCACCTATTCTTAAATTATTATTTGCAAAAGTTACAATAGAATATGTAAAATTAGAATCATCAATTAATGATAAACTTTTAACATCATACTTAGGACTAACATTAGTAAACCAACTGTTATCTAATACACCAGATGCATTGGCACCAAGAGATTTAATTTCAATATTATCGTTTACGGTAAAATTCGCTGTATTATCATCGATCACATTGTTTGCAAGAACCTTACCAATCCTTATTTCAATCTTAGAGGTGGTAGCAATACCTACCGCTGAGGCATCGCTAGAAGCGACTGAGACGGCGCTAATTCCCTCAAACCCATAAGCAGTTACATTGAGGTTTAATTCAGTTCCTGCAGCGATTTCGTAGTTAGTTCCAAAGACTGTTGTGTGTGCCAATCCAACTTCTGTGAATTGGTTAATAGTTTTAGATCGGTATGTTAAAATACCACTATTACCATTGACGTGAATTTGTCCTCTATCTGGGAAACCGATAGTTGAATCTACATCGATTACAGAAGATCCTGAAGCAACTAATACAGTATTCTGAGTTTTAGGGTGTGCAGTAAAATCTCCTAATACTGTTCCCCCAGTGAGATCAATGTCTTTACTATAATCAAAGTCAACACTAAGTTGATAATAGGTTTTATCTCCTCTTTGAATTTTTTCTGAGTCTATGATAGTGGCATATGCCTCATTAATATCATATTCAGGGAATGCATTTTGATAGAGAGTTTGATTTTTTAATTTTGAAGGATCTCCTACAACTGCTTCAACAACAATATCTTTTGTTTTCCTATATTGAGCATCAGAAGGCCTGAATAAAAATTCTTTGGGTTTGATTACTTCTGCTTTTTCTCCATATAAAGCAGCAAATAATATTCTAAAAGACTCATCAGTTCCTTTACTTTGATAAAAATCTTTTGTTCTTGATAAAAATAATTTTTGATTTACATCAGAATTAATAGTTCTTCTTTCAAATCCAGGCGCAATTTGTTGTTTAAGTTTAATTAAAAACTCTTTCAGTAAAATATTACTGAGATTTGTAATCGTGCTTCCTTTAATATGTGAAGTAGCTTCAGACGAAGAAAATGTCAGTTTCTCATCATCGTCTGCAAACGAAGTGACACCACTAAATCCACGAATACATCCATTAAAAGAGTTTCTATCTTTTGAAGTATATAAAATTATTTCATCGTCAATCTTAATTAATCCATATCTTTCAGGAAACTGATACGTTCCATACTGTTGTTTGACAAGATCAAACCCGACAGTAATTTCAGTGTCACTAAAATCAACATCTGCTGCTAAGTTAGTCTCATCTTGAGAATCAAGAAGTGTTTCAAGTTTTACATATTCATCAATATTTTGAATGATATCAGATGGTGCAGTTGGATATTCCTGAGAAATATAATACTGCTTAAGAAATTCACCAACCAGGGGAAAATCATCCCTTACAAATGCAGGTAACTGATACTCAATAATGTCCTGAATCTGTACGCGCTGTAAATCGGTTGATATCATCTTACGTCTTTAGTATGAATAAGTAGAAGTGGAAGTTGATGGTGTAGAGGTTGAGGTTGTTGAAGTTGTTGTAGTCGTTGTAGATGGAGTAGCTGACGAACTTGTTTGAGATTGTGTTGTTATCATTCTTGAATCAACTGTGCCACGGACTAAACTTCCATTTGCAAAACTCGAAGTAACAATATAATCAGATCCCGATATATCGTAACCAGAAGATATTCTATCGTTGACAGAATTTATCGTTACGTTATTAGTATCTAGTTGAATATAAAGATCCTGTAATCCGATGATATCATTAGAATAAGGAACTGCCGAAATTTCAATTAATGGGAACTGTCTATTAATACTTGTCGATATGATATTGATTGGATTCAATTTAATTTCACCCTTAATATAATCAATAGTGCCAACATTTCTTCTAACAATCGTTGCTTCAGTCGCTGATTTTAATCTAATAAGATTGATTGTTCCTTTTTCTAAAGTGTTGTCAGTAGCGTCTACAAGGTAAACAGTACCTGCAACTCCGCTTACTTGGAATCCAGAGGATTTAATATTGTATCCTATTTTACCACCATGTGTGCCATGTCCATGATTTACAATATGGAAACGATTTCCAAAACAAATTTCATATTCAGCGAAGGTATTGAGAGCAGCTCTCAAGTCTCTTCTCATTTGAATAGTGGTAATATTAGATGTAATGGCAGAATTACTACTATCAATAATATTCAAGAACTTACTATATTTAAATCTTGCTCCAAATTTATTAAGTTCAGTTGATGATGCATATGAATCAATAGTATTTGATACGATTGATTTTATTTGATCTCCACTATTAGCATCGTTTGAATTGTAATAAACATTCACGAGCGCCTCGATATAGACGTATTTCAGATCAGTAATCTCTAAATCAATACCACCGACAGAATATCTTTTGATTTCTCTTTTGATATTATCCTTTACCAAGTTAGAAAGGTATGCGCCATTAATTGGTTTAATACTTGCAAATACTTTTCCATACTGAGGAGGATTTAACTCTTCACCTCCAAACACAGATATTGATTCAGACTCAGGGTAAATTTTTGGAATAATGTATTCGTAGTCATTAGCTGTTACTGCTCTATTCTGTGATGCATATGTTTGAGGAGCATACTTTTTAATTGACTCTACACTCTCAATATCAGCACCAGCATATGAGGGAGTATTTACGGTAATTCGTGAAATACCAGAGTCAACTGAAACATTATCTCTTGATGTGGTTAACTTACCGTTGAAAGTTAAATCTGATACGCCATTTGAATTGGCACCATTATTAACAAGGTATGTTACTTCTAAGAAGTTTGGTTCTTGAAGTGCAATACCAAATACACCATCACCAAAAATTAATTCATATCTTTCATCTTCAATTTCTTGCACCCAATAAACAGGCGACTCACCTGTAACTTCAAATAAACTATCAGCTCTACGATATTTTCTTTTTACTGATGAAAGCGCAGACGGTTTCCACGTTACATTGATTGTAGAAATATCAATATTTGAATTACCTAAGACATATCTTTGATTAGGATCAAAAGTGTTGTAACTAAACTCAGACGTTACATAAGTTCCTTCATAAACATCAATATTACTAAAAGTTGCTATATTATTTTCGACAGGAACAGTGATATCCTCCATGATAGAGAATGTATAATTCTCACCACCAAATCCTTGAGATGTAGCAACAATTCCTTTATTCAGTGTGATAGTCTGAGGTTTTACGCTATAATTAGCGGTATTAACAATAAAAGAAATATTAGCTCTCGATGACTTACTAGAACGAGGAGTGTATCCTATATTCCTCGCCAGAGACACCACGTTCTCCCTGAGAGTGGCGGAATCAATGAATACCTCATTAGATACCATATTGGCATTATATGAGGTTATATACGTATTATACGCTAACGCATCAAC